TCAGGTGCTGGATCTAACAGTAACAAAGGTTCAACTGTAGTTACTCGCCCTAAAACACTAAGTGGGATGAGTACTGAAGAACTTCTGTCACTTGCAGACTCAGGTAAACTAGGAACAATGACTTTCTAAAAGTCTAAATAAAACTAAAAAGGTACAACAAAAATGGCTATTAATCATCTTAACTTCCAGAACGTAGCAGTTGCTATTTCTGCTTATGCAGAAGAGCGCTGGACTGAAGAGAAGCGTATTAACTCAACTGGTATGGTCGCAGCTTCAACTGAGCTAGATCCTAACGGTGAAGGTTTCGCTGGTCAGCTACGCTGGTACAAACCACTCTCAGCTACTATCAATAATGCTTCTCTAACTTCAGCAACTGATGGTAACTATTCAACTATCTCAACCGACATTGCTAACTATGTTAAGAATGCTCGTACTATCGGTGCAGAGCAAGTTAACCTACAGCGCATCATCTCACAACAAGACGGTCTAGCTTTCTTCGCTCGTAACTTCGCACAGTCACGCGCACAAGACGAGCATAACGCTGTTCTTTCAATCATGAAGGGTGTTGCCGCTGCTGAAGTTGCTCTAGGTGCTGGTGTTGTTAACTTCGACACAGTTCCTTCAGGTTCTGTCGGTGCTTTCATTGACGTCAACGCTGCTGGTTCCTTTGGTGCTGCTGCTACTGGTGCAGGCGATGCTCGTAAACTAGTAGACGCTTCAGAAGTTGGTGCTGCTCGTGGTGAGCGTCTATTCCGTGCCATGGGTATGTTCTACAAGGACTACGAACCCGATTATGTCTATATGGTTACTTCTCCTGAAGTCCTAGCAGACCTTCGTGGTGCTAACCTAATCGACCAAGATCGTGTACGTGATGGTAATCTAGAATTTACAACTATCTTTGGTGGTAAGTTCCGTCTAGTCCTAACTCGTGCTGCTCAAGGCAACCTAGCTACTTCAGCTAACGTTAACGACCAATCAACCAAAACCACTTTCCTCGTGAAGCCCGGTTCAGTTGCTTTCCGTGAAATCCCAATGCCAGTCGCTACCGAAGTTGATCGTAACCCTGCCTCATACGCCGGTGGTGGTTCAACCAACATCTGGTATCGTTATGGCTTCGTTGCCCATCCAATGGGTTATGACTGGGTTGGTGCTACTAACAACTTTGCTACTAACGCAACTCTTGGGACTGCTGGTTCTTGGACCCGTACTATGGATCCTCTAAACCTAGGTATTCTCCCAATTCTACACGCTTAATCGGTGGTATAGAAATGGCTGAAAAACCAGTTTATGTAACAACCGCTACAGGCGTCTCAGTAGACCTAGAAGCTTTCATCACTAAATTCAAACTTGAAGAAAATGATGATCGTCTAATGACTCTTCTTCGTCGGTATGCTCGCCGCTGTGTAGCAGTAGCACCTTAACTTGAGGAGGCATCATGGCGCTAACACTATTTGAAAATTCTTATCTAGAGTCTGCTGACAACTATCTTGCAGATAACCCTTCTTGGGAAGCAGCAAGCTCTGATCAGCAAGAACAGGCGCTAGTTGATGCAACTCGAATTCTGGACCAAAATGAATGGATTGGGACGGCGGTAACGTCGTCTCAGTCTCTTTCTTGGCCTAGAGCTAAACTTAGTTTTTATGACCCTATGCTGTCTCTTCATGTTACTTGTGAACAAGGAGAGTTGCCTCTTAGGCTACAAAAAGCAGTATCTTACTTAGCATTACATCTTGTCAAATACCCCTCAGCAATTGGAGGTTATGAAGCTACCTATGACTCTATTTCTATTGGTCCTATTAGTTTGACAAATAGTGATGCAGGTCGTAGCTCTTCGCCACAAGTACCTTTGGTTCCTACAGAAGTAAGGCAGCTAATTGCTCCTTTAGTTTTTAGTCAAGGTACTATTGCTCAAGGGAGTTGGTGGAGGTCAAACTAATGAGTCTTTCACAAACAATTGACTCTGCAGTAGAACAAGCTTTTACCGCTGCAGGAGACTTAGTCCAATTAGGTATTCTCTCGGAAGAGACTGCCCTAGGCTTTAATTTCAGTACTGGCACACTTATTTCTGATGAACAACCCTACTCAGTTGAATTTATTGAAGTAAGTTCAGTCTTAGATAGTAATCTAAATATTGAAAAAGAGTTAATTATAAGAACAAAAGATTTAGATGGCTCTCGTTATTCTACTATAACTTTTGGTGGTTCTACTTATCGTTTTGAGAAGTTAGAAACTTTCCCAGGAATTACGCAACTAAAAGTAAGGAGTGTTTAATGTTTGAAGAAATCATTAATACATTCTATTCCTTACCTCAAAACAACTTACTAGCAAATTTGCCCGTTTATCCTTCCGACTATAGAGGTACTGTCGCTTCAGTGCCCTTTCTTAAGATCAATGTAATAACTGGAAAAGCAAATCAATTTGCGTACCGAGATAACAAATTAGTTACTGGTCTCGTCGTAGTAAGTGTTTACTATGTTGCAGGTTCTGGACAAAAACAACCAGCCTCTATCTCTACTCTTCTTGATAATACTTTTCAAAATAAATTACTGGCATATAATATTCAAACTAGCGTAAGCTCTTTAACTTTTATGGGTCCAGACCCAGATGATTCAACTCTTTCTAGGGCAGACTACTCTGTTCCTTTTTCATATTACGGAGAATAACTAATGACTTTCCCAACTTCAATTTCAGCTGCACAGTTCTCAGCTCTTGCTGTTTCTCGTGATGCAGTTCCCGGCTCTATCACTGAAGCTAACCTCAAGACCAATTTTGCTACTGCTGCAGACTTCGTCGAAATTAAAAACATTCGCGACATGCCTAGCTTTGGTACACCTGCTAACATCGTTAAGGTACCTGTGTATGGTCAAGCCCAGACTCAGTCTATCGGTGCTCAGTCAGATGCTCCTGACCTAGAACTAACTGTTAACTATATTCCTTCAGAGTGGGCAAAGGTAGATGCTTCTTTCGCAACCACTGGTACACTAGGTGACGCTGTTGCTGACGGTGTATCTAAGGTATTCCAGTTTGCTCTTCTACCCGCTAAACCACCTGCTCTAACCACTGCTGCTACAGCAGGTGTTGGTGGCACTGTAGCTGCTCCTGTTCCTAACGCACTCATTTACTTCGTTGGTAAAGTAGAATCTCTACTTGTTAATCCTTCTCGTGATGATGCTTCAACTGCTACTGTAGCTCTATCAATTCAGTCAGACTTCTATGGTCCTTACACTGTAACTGCTACTAGCTAAACTAGAGAAAGCCCTTGTATTAACTTACAGGGGCTTACCCTCTCAATAGGTATATATAATGAATAAACCATTTTCAAATGATTATGTTATCAAAGAAACATTAAAGCACATGCAATCTAGTGTAGCAATTTCTACACAAAAAACAATCGCAAGACTCTCTGAATTCCAAGAACAACCAGAAAAAGTAAAAGAGGTAATGACTACCCTTGCTAATCTTGGTAAGTTGAATTCTATGATTGAGTCAATTCGCGAAAATAACAAAGATATTCTAGGAGATAAAGAATGAAACATCTAGTCGGTAAAGCACAAAAAACAGTAAAAGTTCCTTTCATGGATAATGAATCCGTGGAAGTAAAGAAGCTAACTGTATCTCAAGTAAAAGAATTTCAAAAGAAACTAGAAGAAATTAAAGGTCAAGATTCTACCGAATCAGGTCTAGATATTCAACGTAGCGTTATTCGAATGGGTGTTGTAGGTGCTGAAGACCTCACCGACGACGATCTTGATTCTTTCCCTCTAGAAGCCGTAGTAAATCTTGCTCAAAAAGTGCTTGAACTTGCAGGAGTACGTGGTGTTGAGGGAAACGACTCAGCGAAGAAGAGCTAAGTTATTACGAATTAGCTTTTAACCTAGGTTTAACTTTAAGTGAATTGAATGAGTTAGACTATGAGGAGCTACTTGGTTGGTCTGAGTACTTTAGAAGAAGACCTATTGGTTGGAGAGAAGATAACAGATCAGCAGTAATAGCTATGTCTTTAGGTGGATCAAAAATAAGGCCTGAAGATCTATTTAGTTCGCTTAGGGTTATCCAACAAGAGACTAGTAAAGATGAAAGTTCTTCTGTTGGTCAAAAGTTCTTTGAAAGATTTAAACATAGGTTTACAGAAGAGGACCCTTTTAATGACGAAAGTTCGATTCAATAAAGGTCTTGTTCTTAAAAAGATTAAAGCTGATATAGAGCAACAATTTAAAAAAAAGACTACAAAATTAGTAGAAGACCTAAAAGAGGCTACGCCCGTAGATACTGGGCTAGCAAGAGATAGCTGGTCTTTAGAGATTGAAAATGGAACTACCGCAGTAATTTCAAATTCTCAAGATTACATCGGATCATTAAATAGCGGAAGCTCAAAACAAGCTCCCCGCTATTTTATTGAAAAAACTATCTTAGATAATGGTTTTAAGGTCAGAGAACTAATCACAACAAAAAAATAGTCATTAAATACCCCATAGTATCTTTCTATGGGGTTATTTTATTTAGGAGATAACAGATGACAATTGAAGTTGATATTGTAGCGAATGAAACTAACATTGAATCTGCTCTTAGAAAAATATCAGTTAGACTTAAAACTCTAGAAGGTGAATCTAAGGCAGTAGCTAACAATATTTCTAATATTGGTGTTAAGAGCATCGATAGTAAAAAAATATCACAAGAAATTAGATCACTTAAAACAGATCTTAATAAAACTAACAAAGAGATTTCTAACTCAGTTAACAACTTAAGTGCTGGTTTTTCAAACTTAGCTAAGAACATAACACTAGCTTTAACAGGTGGTGCTTTAGGTGCTGGCTTTGTTGCAATAACCTCTAAGTTTAATGACTTAGAAAATAGAATTGCACTAGTTACAGGTAGAACTGATGACTTAGTGCTTGTTCAAGAACAGCTAATAAAAATATCAGCTAAGACCTTCAATTCTCTAGACGGCTCTGTTGAATCTTTTAACCGTTTTGGTTTAGCTCTAAGAGATGCAGGGGTTGAAACAAACACTCTTCTTGCAGTGACTGAAAATGTTCAAAAAGCAATTGCTATTTCAGGAGGCTCTGCAGCATCTACTTCTGCTGCAATTTACCAGCTAGGGCAAGGTCTAAGTGCAGGTGCATTAAGAGGGCAAGAACTTAACTCTGTACTAGAACAAGCGCCACGTATTGCTACTGCTATTGCAGATGAGTTAGGTGTTACTATTGGTGAACTCAGGAAAGTAGCCGAAGAAGGTGGTATTACTACTAAAGTAGTTCTCAATTCTCTTCTAAATCAAGGAAGTACTATTAATGATGAGTTTGATAGAATTAATCCTTCTATCTCAAAAGCTTCTGTAGTTTTCTTAGATGCAGTTACAAACTACATAGGTCAACTAGATAAGGGGCTAAGACTGAGCCAAACTGTTGCAACTGGTATTTTAAAAGTTTCAGGATCGCTAAACAAGGCTTCTGTTGATCTTGATTTACGGATGGCAGAAAAGATTTCCGGATTAAATATTGTACAAACATTTAAAGATATTCTACTTGTTAGTGGTGGTATCTTTAATGTGCTTGGAGCTATTGTTGGTAGGATCGGAGACTCTCTACCTAAGGTAATCATTCCTGTACTAACATTGTTTAATCAACTGTATCTTTCTTGGATTTCTATCCCTTTTGTGGAAACCATATCTACAATCTCTAGAGCATTACTTGATATTAGAGGAGGTTTTTTAGACCTCATTACACTTAGTGACACAGTAGCTGGAGCTATTGCTAATGTCTTTACTTCTGAGACACCACAAGAATTACGAGATAACTTAGATATTTTAGCTATTGCAATTGATAACGCAGGTAAAAGATGGTTTAATACATTTAATTATATTCGTACCTTAGTTAGACAAACAAATATCTTTCTGCTAGAAACAGGTATATACTTAGGCTTAATTAATCAACAAGTTATTCGGTTTCGTTTTGATACTTTTGAAGACTTCAACTGGTTACTACAATCAGGAAGTTATCTGCTTAAGGAATTTTATAAAAACCTATTGACCATACCAGTAATAGTTAAAGCCTTAATTGCGATTCTAGTTATTGAGTCTTATTTAAATGTTCTAAGAAAATCTTTCATAAATACTTTTAAAGAAATACAAACTGCAACTAGCTCTTATCTAAGTAAGACTTTTTCTGTTATTCGGAAATTTGCTACTTCTATTAAAAAAGAGTTCTATGATCTTTACATCTACTTAGTAGGCAACTCTGTTTGGCCAGACACTATTGAAGGTATCCTTGCTTGGTCTACTAAACTAAAGAAGTTTGTTTTACCAATTATTACTAACTTTGTAGAAAAAGTGAAATCATCCTTTTCTAAACTATACCGATTTATTAGAGATATTTCCAATAGCAATTCAACTCTAGACTTTTCAAGTGTTTTTAATTTTGATAGTTCAGAGTTTAAATCAGCTAAGTTATTCTTGACTCAGCTGACTGACCAAGTAGTCTCTTTCGCTAAACAGCTAAAAGAAGGTGTTGTTGATAGGCTTGCTCAGCTAGGTTCTCTTGACTTTTCAATAGACTTTGATATTAAACTAAAAACAGTTAATCTACTTAGTTCTTTTATCTCTCTAGTCGTGATGCTAGAAAAATACATAGCTGTAACTTTCGGGGAGGCTATTCTAAACCTTTGGGTTTATCTTTCTAAGAATGCACCTATACTAGCAGACATTCTCGGTATAGGTATTGTGGTTGGTCTAGCTGAGCTTTTTGGTGTTAGCCTGTTAAAACAAGTAAAGACGCTAGCTTTAGCTGGTTTAGTGGCTACAGTAATTAATGAGGTTTCTTCCGCTGTTGGTGAACTTCTTATCGAAGAAGACTTCTTTACTAAACTTGGTCAAAACTTTGGGTCTTTACTAGGTAGTATTATAACTACTTTTATAAGCAATCTACCTCTTATTCTTCAAGGTCTGCTAGATGTTGCAAAAGGATTTGCACAAGGACTATTAGCTGAATTAGGTATCCTTGGTTCACTAGTTTCTACTATTTTAGGTTTGATAGGTGGAGCGGGAAGTATTATTGAGTTAATCTTGTTTGGAGCAGGTGTTGCTGTTCTACTAGGTAAATTTAAATCAATAATGTCAATAGTTAACATTGGTCTTACTTTATTACTGAATAGATCTGTTGGTGGAGTGGGTAAAAAAGCTGGCATCTTGCAGTATCTCTTGCTAGGTAGAGGAAGGATGGTTATTGCAGGATTACTTTCTGTAATTGCAGTACTAAATCTAATCCCTGGTATTTTCAATGATATTGGAAATAGTATTTCAACTTTTGTAACTTTAGGTGGTATTGTTTCACTATTGGTTTTTGGACCCGGTGGAACAGCAAAAGGTATAATTAAGTCTCTCGACTTCTTTATGAACTATATTGGATTGATGTCTGGATTAATGGCAATTAACGGTCCTCGCTTTAACTTGGCTGGATATCTTTGGCCAGCTACAGGAGCCATTGGTCTTAGAGCTAGAATTTTAGCTTTCTTTGCTTGGTTCCGGTTTCAGTATTATAGTTCTTTAGGTGGTGGTACTCTTCTTACTGTGTTTGGTAACAAACTAAGACAAGCTCTTACTGCTTTCACTGCTTTCTATATTAACTCTATGGTATCTTTGAGAGCAAGATCGCTAGCTATTGGGGGTCCACTAGGTGCGGTAGGTAACGTGTTGTTTGGTAAAGTAGGTCGCGCGGTTATTCTTGCGACTCTTGTACTAGGTATATTTACTACTGCTGCAATGGCAGGCCAAGAAGCTGCAAGTTCTGGTTTTGGATTTGGAGCTAGTGCCCTTGAGTACGGTTTACTAGGTATCATGCTGCTAGGTATTGCTGGTCCTAAAAAGCTTAAAGCAGCAGTAACTGGACTAGTAAACTTTATAAGACTACAGTTTAGAGCTTTGGTAGTTGGAGCGGGCATCGAAGCGGCTATTGCTGCTGCAATGGG